GGTCAGTCACGCAGCGACTCCAGCTGATTGTTATGAGCCGCCATGCGAAGCTGACCAGCGCGAACGCGGTCGATGCCTGCCGACTCCGGCAGACGCTCGACCTCGACGCAGTAGAGATTGTCGTCGACGACGCTGGAGCGAACGACGATCGGCACACCCTCCCACACTGCCACGACGTCCGCTCCGGTCTTGCCGATCTTCATCGGACGATCGAGCTTGATCTCGCTCGAGAAAGGACCGACATGAGCGTCGAGCAGAAGCTGCAGAACGATCCGCGGGCGAGCGACGAAGACGAACCCGCCGCCTCGTGGGTCGCGCCCGGTGGAGGCCTTCTTCTCAGCCGCGAGGAGCTGAAGCTTGACGATCGGCTCGAGCTTCTGCCGATCGATCGTGTCCATCTTGTCGACGTTCGTCACCGAGCCGATCTGCTTCGGCGCGAGTGGTGATAGCGCAGGACGATCGTCCTGCGGAATGGACAGAACGCCGTGCTTGGTCTGCTCTTCGCTCATAGATCTACGCCCTTCCGACTTCTTGTCTCGAGGTCAGGTCGTGCTGACGCTCCCACTCGATTCTCAGCGTACGATCCTCAGGTGGAATGCAGACGATGATGGAGCGACCCTCCACGACGTGAACGGCCATGATCTTCTTGCAGAGGTCGCACTGCGCGCAGAGGAAACCAGGCATCTACTTCTGCCCGACCTGTCGCACGACCTTGCCGTCACGCAGACTGATGACGCACATGTCGTCCTCGCGCAAATCACCGACGTGATCTCCGCATCCGTGCGTGTAGGAGTCGAACTCCAGCTCGCGACCGATCCAGAACGTCGCCATCTGCTCGCAGCGCTCGCCCCTCTCATTGACGAAGCAGCAGTGAGGATCTTCGCCGACGATCGTACGAACTTCGGCGAGTGCACGATCGGTGAGCGGAAACATCCCTTCCGGAGAAGGATGTTCGGCTCGCAGATCGGCGTCGATCTGCCTTGCACGACAGCTCTGGCAAGGACAGTCACGCGTGAAGCCACGACCGCTGATCGGCGGGTGCATGACGCGACTCACTCCCTCGAAGCGAAGTCGGTTCGCTGCCTGACTGCTCGCATCTTCGTTCAAGACGGTGATCTCACCACCGTCGAGACGCTTGATGACCACCTGACGACCGTCGAACGATCCGCTGATGCCAGTGATCGTCACCTCTTGACCGACCGGCGTCGAGAACTTAAAGTCGAGCGAACCCGAGGTCGTGCTGTAGATCTGTCTCCCCTCGGCGGGGAGCCTAGGATCAGCGTCGAGCGGCGACGCGTTCCTTTCGACCGGAGCAGTCGCCTGGGGAAGCGACGCGAGCTGTCCTGGTGATGTGGGATCAGGACGATCCGCGCTCTCGGTACGCGCTAGGCTCTTTCGCGCAAACGACTTCTTCGCAAGAAGCTCCATGAAGCGATCAGGATCTTGAACGCCTACGTTCAAGACCTGAACACAGACAGTCTTGTTCGGCTGAACGTGAATCAGCTGTTTGCAGACTGCACACTGAACGACGTCTGGATCGTCGGTGAACAACATCGTGCCGAACATCGATCCATGCTCGTGCGGCACTCGCACGTAGTCAGGGAGACTCATGAAGCGAAAGCGAAGATCCTCGCGCTGCGACTCGGTCAGCATCACTTGTATCCCTTCGCTCGCTTCCACATCTCATAGCCAGACTTCTCGCGTGGGAGCGGCTTCCTGGGATCGCTGCCGAAGAGCAGACGTCCGGCGTAGCTGCTCGGACCGGCGTCGACGAAGATCGTGTCGCGGCGAGCGTTCTTCTCGGCTTGTCGACTGATCTTCTCCCAGATCTGCCCGGTGGCCTCAGGAAGCTCGGGCGAGACGGGCTCGAGCGTCGTCGGGTGATCGACCTGATGCTGACTGCATCCAGCGGCGATGCCGAGGAGCGTGGAGCACAGAATCAACATCGTGATCACAGTCCACCTCCGTCGTACATCCGCTTCTCCTCGGGCTTCTGCGCGCGGTAGAGAAGATTGAATCCGTGAGCAGCGGCGTCGATCTCGTCGTCCTCTTTGTCGCCGACTCCCGTGAATCGCTGGAAGCGCTCGATCATCTCCTCGGCCCACGGAGCGTCGTTGGGAACCATGACGCGACCGTCGTTCCACGCGGCGGCGACCGGCTGAGCGCGAGCGAACTTGTCCTTCGTACCTGGGTTGATGTCGAGGACGCGGAGCTTGCCGAGGTGGACCTGCTTCCCGTTCACGACCTCGACAGGATCCATGGAGCGCAGCGTCTGCGGAACGCCCTTGAATCCGGCGACCGCCTCGACCGCAACCATCAGCTTGCGTAGAAGCTGGAGGCGACGGATGCGCTTCACCAACTCGGGCATCTCCACCTGAAGACGGATGGCGTCGGTGATCCACATGCGCGTCTGCGATCCGTATCCCTCGCACGCGAGCGTGAGGATCGCCGACCAGTCGCTAGCCGTCTTCGCGGTGATCGCGGGATCGACGACGATCACTCCGCGCTTGCCGGTCCAGTCGAACTTGGACAGCTCGTATCGCGCCGGCTCGTGGAAGACGGCAGTGCCGAGAGGACGCGGACGCCCCTGATACAGAGCGGCGAAGAGATGCTCGCCGATGTTCTTGCGGATCTCGAGGAGGTGACCGTCGTGTCCGCATGGAACAGTGCAGATCTCGTAAGGATACTTCTCCGGCCACGCGACCTCGTCGAGCCTACGTCCGAGAGCGTCGGGCAGCTCGTCGCAGATGGACGGGATGTTGATGTAGTCCCATCCCAGCTCCTTGATGACGAAGCCGATCAGATCGTTCTCCGCCCACCGAGTGTGCTGAATTAGCATCGAGCCACCCTGCAGACGAGTGAAGCTCGCCTTGAAGCGCTCGATGACCTGATGGTTGATCGCAGCCGATCGCGCCTCCAGCTCGTCCTTGTACGGATCGTCGATGACGAAGAGACCAGGAGCGCGCTTTCCCATGATCGCGCCGCGAGCGCCAGAGGCGTAGAATCCGCCGCCGTGCTCGGTGAGCCAGTGGCCGATCGCCTTCGAGTCGCTCTTCAGCGGCAGACCCGTCTCGATCGCGTAGTCTCTCGCGATGCGCGACTTGTCGTGAGCAGCTTGCGCCGAATAGGTGACATAGAAGCAGAGGTCCTTCGGCGACCTGAAGAGCCACCAGATCAGCGCGCGCAGAAGCGTCGTCGTCTTCGCGTGACCAGGACCGTAGGAGATGCAGAGACGGATCGGCTTCACTCGCGCCTGCTCGATCGCGTCTACGATCGGGTACAGGTGACGAGGCAGAAGCTCGCCGGGGAAGCTCCGGTTGATCCACTGCTCGAGCGACTCGCCGCCGACAAGCGACTCGAGAAGCTCGACTAGCTCGATCTGCTCCTGCGGAGAGAGCTGAGCCCACTCCTCGTCAGTGATCTCCGACGAAGAGGTCTTGGTGACGATCTTCGGGACGCTCACGGCACTCCCCGAAGTGCGAGAATCAACTGACGACCAAACCTCGCTCGCCACGATCGTCCGTGCGGCGTCGGCTTCGTGTACGTCTTTCCAGTCTTGACGTCGAGACAGCTCAGGTCAGCGAAGCGAAGCAGATCGCTGATCGCGTCGGAGCTGGTATAGACTGGAGGACCGAACATCACCAGCTCGGCCCACCGATCATCAGATGCGACACGATCTTCCCGCCGAGTTCTGCGAACTCCACGGGCGACGGATCGAGGATGGTTCCGCGATGCAAGACGATCCAGTGACCCTGCTTCACGTGCGGGAAGACGACGCGCCCGATCGCCCGGGTGGTCTTCGGCAGTCCGTTCGTCAGACGATCGTCGCAGCTCACGCCGTAGTGACGGAGCACCTGAATCAGCTGACCGACGTACGTCCCTCGCGGCGAGTCGGGCAGATGCTGGAACATCAGCTCGACAGGCTTGTTCAGGAGCATCGCGAGACACGTCTGTCCGCACGAGTAGTCCGTCGGCTGGAGGATGCGATTGAGGATCACTTTACCTGCATCCCCTCGATCAGCCGCTCGAGTCGCGCGACGTCGTTCTTCTGGTTCGCCGAGGCGAGTCGGACGACGTCGTTCTGCGACTGCACGAGCTGCTGGACGTTCGCCACGTCGTGCTTCACCACGCGGATCGCCTCCTCGAGGATCGCGCAGATCAGCGCGCGAATCATCGGCGACTCGTGCCAGTCGCCGATCGTCCGCTCCTGCGCCGATGGTGTGTGAAGACAAGCGATCTCGTTCGCTCGCTTGACGACGCGCTCCATCATGTCGCGGGAGACCAAGTCGCTCACGACGCTCGCTCCATCTCGACAGACTCGCGCGCCTCGCCGTCGACGCCGAACGCGCAGATCGCGAGCAGCTCGGTGACGTACGAGTTCGCCGCGACGAAGTTCTCGGCGAGGACGAAGAGCGACGTCATTAGACAG